CATGCTCGCCCAGGGATGGATGTCAGGCCAACCCACATAGCTTCTACTAGGCCCACAGGCTCCTCGTGCGTGTACTCACTGTCCACCCAGATGTACCTGTGTGTTGGTAGTGCTCCGATCTTTGTGTAGTTCATTGAATAATCAATAAAGATTGAGTCTCTATTTCGTTTGATATGTTATATCTTTTGCTTTCGCCTTTGGGATATGGCTCAACTTTATATTGCAACGCATTTAAAATTTGTTTGCGCTCAGATTTTGATCCACAAGCGTAAATGTAACGATGCTTTCGAGGTCTTTCTTGAAGATAAAAATCATCCCCGTACTTATCTCTCATCCATTGCGCCCTATTTGGTTGCCCTCTGCTTTCATCCGCAACAGTAGCACCATGAAGATGTTCCTTTCCTTTAATTTTCCAATCAGTTCTTTTTGCAGATAATCCAGTGTAAACAAAATTGGTAGCCTGATAGACGTAGCCAACATGTCCTTGTTCTGTATCGGCATAACTAACCACAATCAATGGCCTTGGAAGCATTCGCAAAGATCTTCCAACTAAAATGCTGGCTATGTTTTTTGTGTTTTCACAGCAAAGCCTATTCAATTCAATAACTTTGCTGGACCACTCTTTTCCACATACTCCAGCACGCAATGAGGAACTTACTGGCACCCCATAAGTGACAACACCAACAAGCGTTGACCCACTCCACGCCCCAAAAGCAAATGAAATTGGACACATTCGTTTTGCGTAATGACGCTGCAAAAGCCATGGCTTTGTTTCTTTTGCGTTTATAGCTGACACAATAATTTCATTCATTTTCTCTTCTTTGGTTTCTCTTCTTCTTCGTCCAATACTGGCTTCCTACACGGCTGCCAAATCATGCCGTGTTTCTCAGGCTCGTTGCTATGCCTGATGTGTATTCTTGAGGACGGCTTGTGGGTGTCCCAGCACACTAGCCCAGCCCTGAGCCTCCGTTTGGTCATCGTCAAAGAACACGTTGGAGGGTCGTTTGGAGGTGTCTCGACACGTTGTAATGTCACTACTTCTCTCGCCCAGTTAGTCAGTGCGCTGCTCCCAAAGCCGGCATAGGCCAAGTCAGACTCAGTTCTCGCAGATCCCTCCCGGGGCTTGGGCAGGTGGTGGATCAGTGCCATCACTACCCCAGTCTTCGAGCTGATCCTGTTCAGCCCATTACAGAACTCTGTCACCACCTTCTGGTCGCTGATGTCGTCTCCAACGTAACACATCAGAGGGTCGATCCACGCTATGTCAGGCTTGTGTTTGATGACGAGGGCTTCAAGAACTCTTAGGAACTCAGCCCCGGAATGCACGTTGTCGCGATAGAACACCAGTCGCTCATTCAGGTCGTTCCTGACGGGCTCATCGCAGTGATGCTTGCCGTACTTTGAGATGACTGACTGGAGAATCTCAGACTGGTCGCCAATATCGTTCTCTGCTTGAAGGATCAGGCTTTTAAGAGGCCTGACCGGGACAATCCCAAAAGTGAGCAGATCGACGAACACAGTGCGCTCAGGTGTGTCCCTCGGCATTGCCCAGCCGATTGCCAACTGCATCGTCAGACTGCTCTTGCCGATCCCGCTCTGGGCGTTGATGAGCACTGAACCTCCTTTGCAGATCCAACGGTTCCCAATCAGTGTGTTTCTATCGCACTCTGTATCATACGAGAGCAGCTCATTGAACGTACTCTGTACTATAGAACCCAGTCCCTGCTCTGCACTGGCGACCGTAACAGCCTCTCCTAGGCCCCTGACAACCTCTCCGGTGGATTCGCCTTCAGAGATAGCCTTGGTGGCTTGTGTGAGCTTGGTAAGGAGATCCCTGCGCCGGGATGCGTCTTGTACGAGCCTGCACCAGTCTGGCAGGGGCTCAAGGCTTGGAAACCCGCTTGCAAGCTCAGAGAGAAGGTGGAACGGAACAGACTTGGCTGCGAGCCTGTGAAAGAGGCTGATTGCTTCAAGACTCTCTCCCGCTTCGGCTGCTTCCTTGATGCCTTCAAAAATCGCCTTGTACTGGGGATGAAAGAAGTCTGTGCCGGCCAGCCCCGTCTGAATGACGGTAGACCAAGCTGTCTGAGGTGAGAAGAGTAGACACCCCAGCACCGCCCGCTCAGCTTGTTCAGCCTGCGGGGTCTTTAGGTCTCTCATGGTCTAGAGAGTTGCCTCGTGTTGAATCTGTGCCCGCTCTAATGGCGAAAGCAGATCGACTGTCACCTTGCCTTGAAAGACTTGGACCGCTTTGGCCAGCAACATCGTGTCCAGCTTGTTGGGATCGAGTCCTGGGTGGCCTATGGTCTTGAGATTCCTGTGCGTATTGAAAAGCTGTTGTGCGATCCTCTCAGCTTCTTCTCGATCCTTTTTGAGCATGTGCGGTGTTGGGAAAATTGTCTGCGTTGTACGGATGCGCAGCCCCCGGTTTGCGGGGGGAGAATTAGAACGGGATCTCGTCAGGAGACAAGTCAGTCGCCTGTGTCCCCGGAGGTAGCCAACGCTTGATCTCCAAGTACGGCTTGCCAGTCTTGTCGTTGATACGCTCGCCTTCGCCCAGCTCGACCGTAGCAGTCTTGCCGATGCAGTCCTCTGTCTCAATGGTCAGAGTCTTCCCTTCGACCACCTTCTTGCCAATGGAAGTGGCAAACTCGGCCACGTTGCGTGAATTTTTCACGGTGAACACGACCCAACTGTTAAAGTTGAGGCTGCCCACTTTGACTCGCAGCTTGAGCATCTCGTTGCCTGCATTACTAACAGCCTCCGTTGCGTCTTCAATGACTGCCGTGTGAATACCGGGACGGATGGAGATTTGTTCTGATTTGTCGATTTTTACTGATGGCATGGTTTTGTTTGGTTTTGGTTTACTGACTAAATTCCGAAGGCTGCGAAGAACTTCTCTGGGAACGCTACTGCTTGAGTCTGGATGGATGCAGGGATGTCTCTGAAGGTCTGTCCTTCAGTGATCCAACCCTTCTTGATGGCACCAGCAGTAACCTTGTCTTTCTGTGCCTTGGTCTTTTCTGCAAGCAGCCGGTCCATCAGGTTGATGGCGCTGATCTGTTCAGGCAAGGGCTGGGATTCCGTTTGCACTTCCACAGGAGCAGCCTCCTTGGGAGCCTCAAGCTGTATAGGCTCAGGAGCAGTCTCAGCCACTAGCTGTACAGGTATGTCAGACACCTCCTCAGGAGCGTAGAGGCCAGATAGAACACCGGGGAAGATCCCACGCACTGCTTCACTGATACAGCGAGCCTTGAGCATTTGCCTTGGAAATTTCTTCCAAGTCGGGTTGCCCGTCAGCCCCGCCCGTTCCGCGTCTTTAATGGTCCAGCTCACTTTTAGCGTCCCGCCTTGAGGATGCGAGAATGTCCCAGAAACGGACTCGTGCCCGTATTCGTGCCACTCCACTTTGCCGCCAGCCTGCTGGAACCGCGCGAGCATTGCCTCGCTTTTAAGCGACGGCTTGCCGTTGATTATGTGGTAATCACGCGCGGCCTCGGCTGGGTGCCTGCCCTCAGCTTGGCAAAGCAGGCCGAGCGCGAGAGCCTGCGCCGGGGTCTGGATGCCGAATAGTTTGGACTCGGCAATGGCCTGCGCCATTAACTTAGTTTGATCGAATGGAATAAGTTGCATGTTGTTCATTTGTTGTTTGTTAGCGTGCGCCCCGCTTCGAGAATTAACAAAGCGTCAGCGGTTTTCAGTGTAACTGAAAGTTTTGGGAAGAGAGCCTGTGCGCGTCCCTTAAGATGTGCTTTCCAGCGTGCCCCGTGCGTTTTCTTGTCGCCCAATCCCAGAGCGGCTTGCCACTTTTTGGGCGGCAGATACTCGATTCTGGCGCGGTAAGAGGCGAGCAGCCCTTCGATCCTGCCGTAGTTCCGAAACATGGTTGCCATGCTTGAACCACTCATCTTGCCGGTGAACTTAGGCAGTTCCTCCAAGAAGACGACCGGTGCAGTGTTCTCGCCAGTACAGAGGATCTCCAACTGCACACGCATGTCCCCAACAGTGCTTGGCATAGGCAACGCATGAACGCTGCCGTCGGTGTCTATGTAGGCAATCCCGCCGCCCACGCCTGGGTCGATTGCAATGTAGTTTTGCGTGCTCATTAGCTCAGTCGCATCGGCATCAGAGCATAATGGTACGCGCCCCCGTCGCGCACCACCGTTGCCTCGGTGCCGCCTTGGCCGAGGTCCACAAACAGTTCCGCGCATTTCAAACTGTCAAACGGCAGCCGCAAATAGTCCGGGTTGAACGCGACCTCGTACTTGTCGCCGTCGTACTGGCAGCCCAGCTTTTCACTAGCCTCGCCCACGTCTGCAGCCTTTGCCGACAACGTCACCTCGCCCGCCTCAAACGTCAGTCGCACGCTGTCAGCGCCCAGCATCGCTACGCGGTTAAGCGCGGCCAGAAACTCAGCGCGTGGAACGACTGCGCTGCTGTCAAACGTCGCTGGGATCACCTTGTCAACCTGCGGATAGACCCCTTCCATGCGCCGAGTCGTGAACGCCAGCGCTGGCTGCTCTACGGTCGCGACGGTCAGGTTAATTTCGTCAATTTCAATATCCACCGTGGTCGCCTTGCGCTTGAAGTTGGACAACCATTCCACCGCTTGCCGGTTAATGGGCGTGCGAATGTTGCCGCTGTTGCTGGCGTTAAGCGTCTCGCGAACCACTCTGCGCCCATCGGATGCGGTCAGCCGGATCATCTCAGGCCCGACGGATTCCAGCAGCGTTGAGCAGATCCCCCGCCGCGTCTCGTCGTCTGACATTGCAGGCGCGCACCGTCGGAGCACCGCTTGCAGCGCGTCGAGGTCCACACTGGTGACGGTCATGTTTGCCGCAGCCTGGTGCACGATGGGAAACTCTGAGGCGTCGAGGCCCACCAGTTTAATGCGGGAGGCGCCCGCGGTGATCGCGGCGCTGTGCCTCGCGTCGCCTTCAATGGTCACCAGCCCCGCCGGGAGCGTGGCGACAATGGTGGCAAGTTTGCGCGCCGGAAGCCCTAGGCGGCCCGGCATCTCAATCGTCGCCGGGACGGATTCGGTAAGCGATTCTTGCAGGTTGTTGGAAAGCAGCGTCAGCGTGTCGCGCTCTGCCACAAAAAGGACGTTGCTTGTCACCGGCAGCTGCCCGCCGCAGATGCGGCGAGCGCGTTCGAGCGCTGCATTTAAGTCGTGTTGTTGGATGTGTATTTTCATTTGCTTTGTACCAAAGGTTGAGCCCCGATTTTGCGCGCCACGATGCCATCCGGCAGCACCGCACCGGCTGCACTCCACAACGCCTGAGCTTTTTTGATGCTGATTGAGCCCTGAGCACGGATCACGTCCCCGGCACCCAGCACGCCGTTGGTGACAGCCTGGGCGACGTGTTCGGCTTCGACGTACTCGCTGGCCCGAGGCTTTTGCAGCCTCCAGCCTGGTACTTTCACGCCAGCCTCGAGAAGCCCGCGTGCTTTCTCTTTTGCCGCGTCTCTGAAATCGTCGAGCGTCTGGCAAGCTGCCAAAAACTGCCCGAGTCGGTCTGGGTCGTTAAGCAGCGCAAGGAATCCCTCGTCCTGTACGGTTGGCGCAAGCCCGGCAACGGTCACCAGTGCCTTGTCTTTGGTCGCGACACGGGCGGGACAGGTCAGCG